AACTTTTGGACAGCGCAGGCAACGCGGTTAATACGGCTTCTACGGGCACAGGGGTGTACGTGTCTTTAATTGTGGACGTGCCGACAACACTAAACAGTCTAGCTGTGTCTGATACATCACGCTTTGTGATTACGTTTGGTTGTAACGACTACGGCTCAGCCACACTTGATCCCATGCTGATCCGTTGGTCAGCGCAAGATGATCCTTTTAACTGGACACCTGACCCCACAAACCAAGCGGGGTTTATACGCATTTCTCATGGCTCTGAGATTATTACTACAGTTCAAACTCGTCAAGAAATTATAGTATTTACTGACTCGGCTGTGTATTCACTCCAGTATCTTGGCCCCCCGTACGTGTGGGCACCGCAGCTTTTAGGTGACAACGTTTCTATCATGAGCACAAACGCGGCTGTGATTGCTTCGGGTGTTGTGTATTGGATGGGTGTAGATAAGTTCTATTCTTACGATGGCCGCGTGCAAACGCTTAACTGCGACTTGCGTCGTTTTGTGTTCAGTGATCTTAACCAAGATCAGGGCTTGCAAGTATTTGCAGGTACTAACGAAGGCTTCAACGAGGTCTGGTGGTTCTACTGCTCAGCTAACAGCACGGCCATTGATAAGTACGTCATATATAACTACGTTGAGAAAATCTGGTACTACGGCACTATGTCTCGTACTGCTTGGCTAGATTCAGGCTTGCAGTCATACCCCATTGCGGCAAATTATTTTACAACTACGTCTACAGGCAACCTAATTAACCACGAGACGGGCTTAAATGACAATACGACCGGCACTGCTGTTGCGATTGATGCTTACATTAGCTCGTCTGAGTTTGATATTGGTGACGGCCATAACTTTGGTTTTGTGTGGCGCGTATTACCTGACTTGACCTTTGAGAACGCTGAGAACACTCCTGCTGGCGCTTTACCGGCAGTGGCAATGACTCTGCAAGGGCTGGCTAATTCTGGCTCCGGTGTTACAAGTACAGCTTCACAACCTGTGTCTAAGAGTAATACATACGTTATTACAGAACAGTTTACAGGGCAGATATACACACGCATGCGCGGTCGCCAGATGATCTTTAAGATTAGCTCAAACCAGATTAACACCTGCTGGCAGTTGGGCGCTCCACGTATTGACATTCGTCCTGATGGACGTAGGTGATATGTAATGGCTGAATTAAACGCACCCCCACCAAGTTTACCGCTGGCCCCAAGAGAGTACGATGCCCGCTACTTTAGCCAGCTAAGCAATGTCTTACGCCTGTACTTTAACCAACTGTCCAACCCCGGTGACATGGGCGGGGCAACATTAAATTTAAATCTTGAAACACTGCCGACCGAAGCTGACTTTGCTAGCTTGCGCTTGGGGGATGTTTACAGAGATACACAAGATGGTGTACAAGATGGTAGTCAAATGCTTCGCATAAAGACGTCAACATGATATTATCGACTAACCCCCCTTTGCAAGGCTTTTATGGCATACGAAACAGAAGCTGAATGGAAGGCCGCGCAGCCTGATTTAACCAAAATAACCAACCCAATGGAACAACGGGTTGCGCTTGAGTCATGGCAAATGCAGCGTCCGGGCTATGTTAATCCCATGGATTTTAACAATTATGAGTCGTATGCTGGAGCGGCTGGCATTCAATCGGGCAAAGATGCGGGTAACGATTTAACAAACCGCGCCAACTTCTATGGCATGACCATTGAAAATTATCAAAACGCTTTGTCTGGTGATCCAACAAAACCAATGGGCGGAAATCAAGCTGTTTACGGTTCGCAGTTACTATCTCCGCTAGAACAAAGAGCGGCTGAAGCTGCAAGAGGCCAAGGTATTGCCTCCACAACGCTTAGTCCAGAAATGCAGGCATTGGCGCAAAAATACCCAAATTATTTTGTTGATTACGCTAAACAAAACCCTGACGTATTCAATGAAGCTTCTAAGCGATTTCAAAACTACTTGGCCACCACGTACCCCGGCACTCTGGAGTACGAGAGTGTATTGAGTGGCCCCATGCAGTTTAGTAGTACTGGCGTAAAGTACCCAAAGATTGATGATACTGCTAGTATGTACATACTAGACCCAAAAACAAAACAATACGTTAAGAATCCAAATTACAGGGGCGCTAAAAAAGCCGCTGATGGAGGATTGATGTCTTTAGCGGATTCTCCCAAGCAGTCTGGTTTGCACCAGTTTGCCGAACAAGTAGCATCGCAAGGCCGCGGTGATGACTCTTTACTAGTACACATGACTCCGGACGAAGTCCGGAATCTACAACGCTTTGCCGAAGCAAATGGCACAACGCTGACCATCAACCCAGAGACGGGGCTACCCGAAGCTGGCATGCTGTCGGACTTGTTTAAAGCCATTGCTCCTATCGCCCTTGGCGCGTTCCTTGGCCCTGCTGGATTGGGTATGTCTTCCATGATGGCTGGGGTTGCCACAGGCGGTATCACTACCTTGGCTACCGGCAGTTTGTCTCGCGGCCTCATGGCCGGATTGGGTGCGTATGGTGGGTCGGGTCTGGCTGACAGCTTGATGAATGCGGGAGCAAATACAGTAGGAAATGTTGCGGGTGCCTTGGGTGTTGAGGGCGCGGCTACTGGCGCGGGATCACAAGCTGCTATGCTGGCGGCTCAAAATGCAGGTTTTGGTGCAGAAGGTCTTTCTAGTTTAGCCAATAGCGCCGGAGTAGCAGCAGGCGCAACACCGGTAGTTCCTTCAACAAGCAATCTGTTGTCTAGTGGATTTAACGTGGCTAAAGCCGACCCTATGGCGTTTGCTAAAAACAACCTCCGTAATATTGGTATGGCTGCCGCGCCAATCATGGCAGGCGCTATGGTTCCAACAACCACAAAACTAGGCGATCCGAGAGACACCGGCAACATCCGGCAGTTTGCCTACAACATCAATCCAGACACAGGAAAGCCTGACCCTCTGTACGGCATGCGAGCCATGACGCCCGTTAAAGCCAGTGAGTTTGGAAACAAAACACTCCAAGGCCAGCGCGATCTGTTCTACCAACAAAATCAAAATCAGAACCCCTATCAACTTGGCGTGGGTTCTTTAAACCAGCCACCGCAACAACAGCAACAGCCGACCCCTATGGCATCGGGCGGTATTGTGGCTTTGGCCGCAGGCGGGGATTACAGATCTTTGACAAAGGACAGTTCAGCCGACGATATTGCATCGGCCTATAAACAATTCACTACTGCTAGCGGTGGCGATACCGCAGCTAATCAAAAAGCCGCTATAGACTACCTTACAAACCTTGGTATTGGACAAGACAAAATTGGACAAGCCTACGGCACCTATCAGGCCTCGCCTACATACACGGACTATACCCAACAGAACGCCTTAGACTATTTAACGGCAAACAAAAACATAAACATTGCAGACGAAACGGCAAGACTTAACGCTAATCCACTTCTTGTAAATCAATCTATTAGTCAACTAGCTTCGGGGTTCCTTGACCCAACTCAAACCGCAAAGGGTTCCGGTGCGCAACAGTACTATGACGCCTATACAAACAGGGGTATTGACGCTAACGAACTGTATGCTGCTAACCTAGCACTAAACCCAAATTACTCTTTTGATGGGCAAACTGGCGAAGCGGGGCTTAACGCTTTAAAAAGAGCTTTTGGTGTTGCCAAGCAGTTTGATACGTATGAGTATGATAAAGCTCCGGGCACCCAACTTGAAAAAGACGTTGCTTTTCTTAAACAGTACGATGCGGGTAAATTTACAGGAGATCGTGCGCAACAGATTGAGGATATTGCGCGGGAAACAGGACTATCTTTAAACGATGCTACGCGTCGGTATGATGCTGCACGCGCAGCCATGAAACCCGTAACGCCAATCACACCTTTGCCAGTACCCGTTGTACCAGCCGGGCCAAAAAGTACTACACCAATTACTACACCAATTAGCGTGATCCCCGGCGGCTTTTACGGTAACACCACTAACCCCGGCGACATTACGACTAACAAAGACGGCACAGTGACTGTGCACCCAAATATCCCATATCGCCCAGATGGTGGTTTGTCAGGTATTGGCGAAGTAAAAGACGCATTCACAAAAGGCGGTGGAAGCTTGGGCTACACTGCCGCAGTGCCTAAAACTGCGGCTGAACACAACGCTATGTATAACAAGCTAACGGACGACTCGTTAGACGCATACAACTTCTTGATGGGCAAGGGTAAGAATTTAACCCAGCGTAAAGCAGAAACAACAAATAGGCCCGTAGCGCAGCGGTATGACGAGGCTGTGTTGGGTAAGAAAGCGGTTCCAAGGGCTAAAACAACAACTACTACAAAGACAGTTACAGGAGTCCCCGGTAACCCACAATCTTACTTTAACGAAGCCGAATATCTTGCGGCCAATCCTGATGTTGCTGCCGAGTTAAAAACAGGCAAGTCCGTGACAGGCGAGCCTACACGTTTTACGTCTGGTTACGAGCACTACTTGATGTACGGCAAAGCAGGCGGTCGTGCGTTTACTGGCGACTACGAAGGTTATTTGACTGCCGCAGCTTTGGCCGCTGCTGCTGGCGCAGGCGGTGGCGGTGATGGTGGTGGGGGCGGAGGTGGTGGCGGTACTGGCCCCGGAGGTGTTGGTGGTGCCGGTGGCCCCGGGTCTACGACAGCGGCAAACCCGGCGGATATGGGCGCAGTCGCCGCACCCGCCGGTGACGATGGTGGTGATTTGGCTAGCGGTGGCATGGCCGGGTACGCCATAGGCGGCGGTCTAGGCTCTTTGGGTTCTTACTCTGATGGTGGCCGTTTACTCAGAGGCCCCGGTGATGGTGTGTCTGACAGCATCCCTGCAACGATTGGGCGCAACCGTCAACCCGCACGTCTTGCCGATGGTGAGTTTGTGATCCCTGCACGTATTGTGTCTGAACTGGGCAACGGCTCTACGGATGCAGGCGCTAAGAAACTCTACGCCATGATGGATCGTGTGCAACGTGCACGGCGTAAGACCACAGGCAAAAACAAAGTAGCGGCCAATAGCCGCTCTGATAAATATCTTCCCGCGTAAGGAATAGATCATGGCAACAGCACCAACACCAACGTCAATACAAGAGTACCAAACAGGTTTTGCGCCTGTCATAGCACCTTTTGCAGAAACCTTGCTAGGCAAAGCGGAACTGCTAACGGACGTCGACGAAACCCCGTACATGCAGTACATGCGGGATCGTCAGGCACAGTTCACTCCTTTGCAGCAACAGTCGTTTGAAAACGCAGGGCTTATGCAGACCGCCCCCCAGTTGGGTGATGCCACAGCTATGGCTGGGTTGGCCGGTCTTGGCGCACTCAATACGCAGTACACGTTTAACCCATACCAGACACAGCAATTCACGGGAACAAACACACTGCCCGGATACGACGCACAAGGTAAGTTTCAGCCCGGCACGGGCGCAGTTGGCCAGTACATGTCCCCATACATGGATACGGTGGTGGCTCGCCAGCAATCAGATGCACAGCGGCAGGGGGAAATTGCCCGCCAAATGCAAAATGCCCAAGCTGCGCGTTCCGGTGCTTTTGGTGGTAGCGGCAATCTTCTTGCCAATAACCAACTCAACGCTTCTTTAATGCGTCAAAAGGGCGACATCCAAGCCAAGGGATTGCAAGACGCCTACACACAGGCCATGGGGCAGTTCAACCAATCCCAAGCCCAGAACTTGGCTGGCCAGCAACTCAACGCTCAACAGCAACAGTTCGGTGCCGGGTTGGGACTTCAAGGTCTACAGACCGCCATGACAGGCGCTAAGTCTTTGGCTGATATTGGTCAAACACAGTACGGCCAGAACCTTGGTCTTTTAGACGTTCAGAACCGTTTTGGTGCTCAGCAACAACAGCAAATGCAGAACGCTCTGAACACGGAGTACCAAGACTTCCTGAACTATCAGAACTACCCGTACAAGCAACTGGGCTTCATGTCTGACATGATCCGTGGTTTGCCTTTGACTCAACAGTCTCAGACTATGTATCAGCAACCTCCGTCAATGGTGTCTCAAGCGGTTGGTTTAGGTGGTGCTGCATTGACTGGCGCTAAATTGTTTGGTGCCAAGGGTGGAGCTACCGGCGACTTGGAACGCCGCCCTGCTGGTCTGGCAGAATTAGCTATTCATAACATGGGTTGAAGAACATGGCTTTTACACAACTACCCACTGGCGGCGGCGTTCCAAACGTTGATTTTATTACGCAGACATTGGCAAAACTGCAACCTGACTCTGCGTTGCAAAACTATGCGCGGATGCACAAAAATGACCCGTACATTCTGTCTCTCGCCACCGCAGAATCAAATCGACGCAAAGCGTTGCGTACGGCAGCACAGGGACAAGTTGGTCAACAGCCTACTGTTGTAGATCAAAACATTGCTGGTATGGCCCCCGCCCCTGTTATGACGGGCGCTGGAGTGCCTTTGCAAACCGGCTATGGCGGCCCCGTGATGACTGGTATGGCATCCGGCGGTTTACCGGAAGATCAAGGTATTGCGCAGTTGCCTACACCTAATATGCAGCGTATGGCTGATGGCGGTATTGCAGGTTACGAAGACGATGAAGAAGGCATGGCCACTGGCGGTATGGGCGGTATGTTTAACTTTGCTCAGCAAAGCGAGCCTGTGGTTCGTATGTCTGGTGGCGGTGTACCGGGCTATGCGGCTGGTGTGTACAACGAAGAACGCTTTAAAGAATTCTTGAAAAAAGAAGGCAAGACATCCGAGTTTGCAAACGCAAGTCCAAAAGAAAGACAAAAAATACTCACGGAGTTTGCTGACAAAACATCAGGCCCACAAAAGGCCGCGGCACCCGCCGCATCTACCTCCGCCCCAACATCTTCTGTCAAAGCTGCTGCTACGCCAGAAGACCCAAGACTGTTGCGTAAGATCAGTGAAAAAGTTGGTAGTGGCGCGGGTACTCTTTTGAGAAGGGCTGGTCCTGCAGGCGTTGGTATTCAAGCTCTTAGCAACATGGGCGACTACAAAGTTCAGCGCCCAGACAATGTTGACACGTCGCTTTCAGGCACAGTAAAAGACCTGATGGCGGGTGATTTTGATAGAGTTGGCACAGGACTGAGGCGTGGTTTTGGAGAAGCTCTTCTTGATACTGGATCGTTTGGCGCAAACATGCTTGACTATGTTGTGCCCGGCAAAGCTCCTGTGTCTAGCGCGTACGAACGTTTTGTAAAAGAAAATATTCCAAACATACAAGGCCCGTCAGATAGAATACAACAGCAACAAGCCAAACCGCCAGCCGCGGCTCCCGAAGCTGCGCCTGTTCCCGAAGCTGCGCCTGTTCCCGGGGCCGCACCAGATACTGGGGGCATTAAAGACCTTCTCCCGGGTACTACCAGACTTGACACAAGTTACATGCCAGCAGCAGCAACAGCCGCGCCTACGGCTGCGAGTGCAAAATCAA